TCAATCACGGCGTTTTGGGCAAAAAAGATATTTGCGTTCAGCATTTGCCGAAATGCCGCGCCCGTGATGTTGCCGGACGAAACAATTTTGAAAGCGTTTGCCGTGCTGTTACCCAAACTTGAATCAACCTCGAACGTATGTCCCCAAATAGTTATCGTCGTACCGTTTGCCGGGATCGATGCAATCGTTGAAGGAAAGTTAACGGTGAGCGTTGCAAACGTGCCCTCCGTGGCAAAAACGTCTTCGTTATCCGGTTGCAAGCACCATTGCAGGCAATCGGAAACGACTACCGGATTTGTTGCGGGCGAACCGCTCGCCGGGTCTGTTGTGAGTGTTATTGCCATTTTTATCCCCTTCTGTTTTGATCTGAAATTGCTTCGCGTTCCAACCTGCGGTTTGCATCAAATAACCCCTCTGCAAGTCCTACGCGCAACTGTTTTGAAACTTCCGCCGCAATAATCGTTCCCATGCTTTGCCCTAATTCGTCGATCTGTTGCCCGGAAAATTCGGCTTTTGCTTCGACATATACCGGCTGCCCGCTTACCTGCTGCGCAAATCCGTTTTGCGGTACAATCCCGACAACGCCACCCGATGCAAAGCCTGGAATAGATGTGCGGCGTGTTGCCGATTCACCCGGAACACCTGCCAGCGCAAAAGCATCTTGCCCGTAAAGGCTTCGCAGCGTGTTTTGCTGCCCTTTATTCAGCACCATTTCCCCCGGTGCAAGGTACGCCAAAACCGTGTCACCGTGTGGAGTTCGAGGCGCGTTTTGCGGCTCCCTGATAATCCCGGATTTCAGGCGTTTAATCGAACCGCCAGCCGCAAACTCTTCAATCCGTTCCGTGACGTCGTTCCGGGAAAATCTTACTGTTTTATCCGTCACCGTTCCGCCGTCGGCAAATTCAGAAACTGCGATAAGAACGTCGCCTTTTCGCGTCCGTCTGTTTCGCTCCTCCTTCACTACACCACCCTCTGCAAATTCCTGCGAATTGATAACGGCCAACTGTGCCGCACCAGCCGCCGCCGCAACCCCGGCTAAAATCAGGTTTGCAGGTGGCGGTGCGCCTGTAAGCGCCTTTGTAATTGCGAGCGCTGTGTTGATAATCGCCTCACGAACGGCTATTTTCTTCCGTTCCCTTGCCGCTTCCTTTTCAATTGCCGCCCGCTTTACGGCCGCTTCCTTTTCAATCTGCTTTATCTTTGCTTCATTCCCCTGTGCCGCCGCGATTTTCCCCTGTGTTTCTGTGTCAAGTTGCGCCAATGCCGCGTCTGTTTCGCGCTGCAATCGGTTGTTTTGAATTTGGGTAAGGCTGTCGGATATTGTTTGCGCGGCCGTTAGGGCTGAATCAATTGCCTGCTGCTGCAATTCTTCGCGCCGCTTCAATTCCGCCGCCGCGTCCTCTTCTTGTTGTTTCCTTATTGCCTCATTACCTTTTTCCCTTTCTTCCCGGAATTTCTTTTCAGCGTCGTTTTCAGGTACTTCAACTTTGAATTCAACCGCTTTCAATGACGCCTCCACCGCATCCGCAACCGCTTTTGCTTCCTGAATAAGTTTTTCTTTCGCGTCCGGCTCAAATACCAGTTCAGGCTGGATCGTAAGTTCCGGCTGCTGCGAAACGTCTATTTCCGGCGCTACCAAATCCCGACCAAACAGGCTTTTGAAAGTAGAGGCCAAAAGCGCTTGCTCGGTTTCTTTCAGCCGATTCTTTGTTTCAACCAGTCGTTTATTCAGGCCTTCCAGGGCAGGGCTGCCGGGCGCTGTCGCCTGTATCTGTTTTTCAAGTTTTGATATTTCGTCACGTAGTGCCGCAACGCTTCCGGCCTGTGCATTGATTTCGTCTTTTGCCGATTTCGCATTGCCGCCAAGCCCTTGTATTTTCTTTCCAGCATTTTCGCTTTCGGAACCCGTCTTTTTAGTTGTGACGGCCGCCGCGTCGCCTGCTTTTGCAAAATTTCCGAATTGCCCGGCAAGGTCGGTTGTGAACCCGGCTAAATCGCGCTGCTGCTGGGTTAACCCCTGATCTCCTCCTCCTATGCTGAATGCGTCATCAAACGCCCGCCCGGTTAATTCTAACTCTTGTTGAAGTTTTTGCAGTTCTGAGCGCGCATCGTTCAACGCTTTTATATTGCTTTTAGCCGCGTTCTCAACCGCTATTTGGTCTAATGCAGCCGATTGGCCTAATCCTCCCTGCAAGCCCGATGACTGCCTTTGCTGCTCAATGTCCTGGACAGAAAGGTTCCCCTGCTTTTCAAGCCGCCGGACCTCCAGCGTTTGCTCAATTATCTTTCCGGCGATTTCTTCCTGTGCCGTCGCTTTACGGCGTTCAGCAACCGAACGAATGATACTTTCGGTCAACTGGTCTTGCAATTGGCTCAATTCCTGAACGCTTGCTTTTTCCAGGTCCAGCCCCTCTAAGTATTTAGGATAGGCTTTTTGCAATTCATCAATTGCCCTTTTCCTCTCCTCTTTGCTGCTGACATCTGTTTTCAGGATTTCAATATTACGCCGCACTGCCTCTGTTTCCTTTGCGCTTTCCTTTGCTATGTCTGCCTGCGCATCTGCCAACGTTTTTGCAGCCTTTTCCGATGCGCTTGCGCTTTCCTCATAAGCCTCCCACGCCGCAACAAGCGCATAAGTAGCGGCAATTACAGCGACAAAAGGCAGTGCGGATTGAGCCAATGCCAAAGCCCGCGTTGCCGTCGCCTGAACACCGGCCGCAATTGCTGCACGACCTTGCGCCGTTGTCATGGTGTTGGTTGCGGTTATTGCGCCGGCTTCGTTGACCGTCAATATTCCAAGCGACACGCCCAATGTTTTCAAAAGTGGCAATGCCGACAAAATCCCCTGCCTGTTCAGGTAAATGAGCGCCGCCGCAAACTCAATGGCCACCAATTCATTTTCCTTGAAAAAATCCACCGTATCGCCCAATACGCCTACCAAATCCGTAAGGCTGTTTGCAATAGCCGCAATAGCGTCCTGCGCATCCGTTCCTGTGAAAGCCCCGGTTATCGCGTTGCGCAATTTTTCCACCGCCGCCGCTGCGTTATTGTTTTTCACCTCGAATTCGCGGGTAATGCTGTCGGTATTTTGCAGCGTTTGCCCGGCTTCTCCTATACGCTGCCGTAGCAGATCGGTAGAGCCGCCCAATTTTCCGAACACTTCTATCGCGCCCTGTGCGCCTATGCCAAGCGTTTCGAGCGTTTGCGCAAAGGCTATGTTTGTCGTGCTATTTGTCGCTATCTTTTCAGATACCAATGCCAGCGCCCCGACAATATCGGTTTCAACAAATTTCGTGAACGTGTCGGCAGGTTCACCAATGGCCTGCGCAAATATCTGCGGTGATCTTGCCACCTCTGTCAACAGTCTTGATACGGCAGTAGCGCCCCTTTCAGGATTAATTGAAAGTTCTGAAAGGGTAGTTGATAAGCCGATAATTTGCGCCGTCGTTGCGCCCAAAGGAACACCGGCACCGGCGATACGCCCGGCAAAATCCACAATGCTTTGCCCGGTTGCGTTCCCCTGTGCCTCCAGGAAGTTAACCGCGTTACCAAGTTTCAGAATATCATCCGCCGCGTTCTCTGTTTTGAAGTCGGTAAGGACATTGCGAAGCCCGGCAAATTCGCGGGTAAGGTTGTCCACGTTCCCAAATTGATCTCCCAAAGCGACATTGAGAACATCAACGCCAGACGTAAAAGCCTCTAATTGGTCGGTAGCGATACCTAACTGCCCACCGATTTCGGTTATCTTCAATTGGTCTGCCAGGCTTGTCCGGGTATCCCTGAACTTCAACACCTCTGACAGTTTTTCCGCCTGTTCGATTGTCAGCCCCGTTGTTTTTGCGACGTTCGCAATGCTGTCAGATAGTCGTGTGTTTTGCTGGATAATTTCATTTACGCCGAACCCCGCCCCGATTGAAAGCAGGACGTTGTTTAGTCCATCGAACGCCGAACGGTAGTTTCCGACGTTGCCGGTAAACCTGCCAATTGACTGCTCTATACCGTCAATTTGCTTTTTGACATTCGCCGCGTTTGCTATAAGGCTTTGGCCAAATGGGCTTGCCCTCTCTGTTGCTGACAGGATTTTGATTTGGTCGGCCAATTTGCCGTACTCAATCCGCAATCCCTGTAAACTGTCTTTCGGAAACTTTGCCGCCTGAAATTCGCGGTTAAGTTGCTTTTGCTGCTCTTTTAATTCAGCCGTTTCAAGTTTTGCATCTGTGATTTTGGCAACCAGTTCTTTGAAAGCATCGCTGCCCGCGTCCGCGCCCTTCAACTCTTTGTTCAGCCGCCGGATTTCTTCGCGTAAGGCTTCGATACGCCGGGCGGCTCCTACGTTTTCAATTTCAATCTCGAAAAGTATCTTTCTTGCCATTACACAAAAATTCTAATTGGTTCAATTTTATCCAGTTCCGGCGCAATGACAATTTCCAAAGTCAGCCCCGTTTTTTCCTCCAATATCCTGCCGATCAAATCCAAGTCCCTTTCGATAACCGTTGAGGCAAATCCGGTTCTTGCCCCAGTGGATGAAAACGCGTAACTGCTTCTGGTCGGCATACCTTCGCGTTTGTGCTTTGCCGCCGTCGCGAACGCCGCCCGTACACCTTCGCGCCCGGTAACGCCCCGCAAATTCCAAAACCGGATCAATCCCTGAATGTATTTTGATGTACCACCGCCGCCACCGCCCGGCGTGTAAGGTATGCGCGAAGCGGGTACGCCAAATTC